TTTGGTGATTTTTTGTAAGGTACTAAATTTCTTACTACAAGTTTTTTTCTGAAAACTTCTGAACTAGGGAAATCTAGTGGGCTTGCCATTATAACTTTTTATTGATAAATAGAAGTTTATTATTTTTTTTCTAAGGGTTTGATTAGTCCCTCTGACATCCCTTTGATAATCTTAAACATTTGTGTCTGTACTTCTGGGTTGTTAAAAATGTTAAATACTTGTTGCTCTGTTAAGTTTGATGGGGAATCCACCTTTATATTAATTGTTCCTCCAACAGCAACTTGTCCAGAAATTGTAGTTTGACCTCTTTGGGTTTGTTGCCTTTGGTGTTCTTCCCAGCTTGGATATCTGTTATCAGGAGTTGTACCTAGAACATTTTGAAATTTTTCCCCTCTCTCAGTTACTTTATTAAAACTTTCTATTACGTTATTCAATCTTGTTGCCATATTTAAATCAATGCTTTCGTTCATAACACTATTAAGCAACTCATTTTTAACCTCTTCTAATGTCGAATTACCCATTATAAAATTATTTGCAACTTCACCAAGCTTATCACCTACACCTTCAAAAGCTTCTCTAAATTCTTTAGTTGCCGGAATTTGATTTTCACCACCATAGGCTTCATTGGTAAATTCTTTGAAACCGTCTCTCAAAGTTTCAATACCTCGTACTAAACCCGTTTGACCAGCAAGTGCATAGCCTAAACTCATTGGAAGTGCTGCTATGCCTCTTTCTATTAATTTGTCGGTATCTAGTTGTGCTCTTGCCAAATCTTCCATGGTTTTTGGCCTGTTTGCTTGTTGTAATTTTATCTGCTCAAACTGAGCTTGTGATAAATTTTCTAACGCTTGAGTTTGTTTTTTTCCTGTTTCATCCTCAAATTCAACATAAAATTTTCTATCATCACCCATTTTGGCCATGTTGGCTACAAGCATTTTGTCTTCTTCACTTCCTTGTATACCAAACGAAATTTGGCTGAGTCTTCTATCCATTTCTTGAGCGGCTATAGCAGTTTTTGTCATATTTTCATAACTAAGACCTGTTTCTGAGGCAATTTCTTTCAGAAGACGAATACTTCCTGGATTGATTCTAAAATTCCCCGTGGCTTCATCAAAGTATGTGAACTGTTTGGACATTTCAATTATCGAATCTTGTAAACCTCCGGGGTCGTTAATGGATTTATCCATTAAAACAAAAGGGTTCACCAAATCCCCAGAAGCAACACCAAGTCTTTGAAATGCCGCAGCCATTTTAATTGCCCCATCTGGATTCATTACATCATCCGCAAATTTAACGGTTTGTCCCATGTCAAAACGTAACATAGAAGCCTGTGCCGCCATTTTAGTAAATCCGAGTACCCCTCCTTCAAAGTTAAACCGGTTCATGTCTTCCATTCTTGTTAAGACGGATTCCATAACTGTTCTTGCATTTAAACCCAAAGATTGTATGTAATCAATCGATTCTTTGGTGGTTTCAGCAATGTCGGACATTTCAACTCCGATTATTGCAAAATTTTCAGTGAGCTTTTCGCTTGAAGTTCCAAGGTATGTAGCTGTGGCAAAAATTTCTTTAACAGTTTCACCTGTAGCAACAACATTTCTTCTTGAACCTTCAGCTATTTTTGCAATTGTATCACTGATGTCACTAGCTTGACCCCCTAATCTTACAAAATCCGCTACGTTGTCCGATACAACTTCAGCGAATTCTAAGTAACGCGTTCTGGTTTCACCAAAGCTTCTATTAATATCGGAAATACCATCCTGGATTCTTCCAATGTTACCTATAATATCTGCTGATTCACCAAGGAATTTCTTGAATGCTTCATCTTCCAAATTTGGATTATCGGCCATACAATTTGTTTACAATATAAATAGAAGTGGAATTATTTTTTATCTTTTTCTTCCACCCACTTATTCAACATATATTTGCGAATAAATATTGGCATTCCCATAAAATCAGAATAAGAAATATTGAATAGTTGGGAAAGGTAATAATATTCATCTATTTGATTCTGCCGGTAATCAGAAGAAAGGGCGAAAAAAGTCAACCCCGAAGCCGACGTTCACAGACAGCTTTTCTCCTGACGGGGCAATAACAACTCGAACCATATCTAGTTTTGGTTCATTTTCAATCATGAATTTTTTTATGAATTTAGAATCTGCGAGGGGCATAGTTTCTACAAATTTTTGTAATTCTGCCTTGTCTGAAATGCCCTCAACCACAACTATTTCTTTTTGCAAACGCCAGGTTCTTGCTGGAGCAATTCTACCTTGGGGATATGTTTCTATTAGATTAGTAATTTCATTACTCTCTCCAAATGATAATGGTTTTAATTTAATATTTTTTCCTGTAACTGGAAGTGTTACTGCAAAAAGACCATCTTCGTCTGGAGATATTCCACGTTTTATGTTTAGTTCATCTAATCTTTCCGTAGCTTGAAATGATTTTCCAGTTTTTGGGTCTTTCAGATTAAGTTCTATCGTAGGACCAAAAGCTGTATTTCTTAAAAAAATTAATATAGCTTCTATATCTCCTTCAAGTAATTCTTCAGGTCTAATTCCTGGTTCGTAGATTTTAGCCCTAAGTAAATTTAGGGTCATATCTTTACCCCCAGCGATAAGGATGTTTTCATCACTTGCCGTTAAATACCCCACCTTGATGGAACCCTTTTTATTTTTATAAAAAATTCCTTGAGAAGGGAGTGGTACTACGTCATGAGGTAGTGAGAAATTCTGTTGTGAGTAATTTAAAGTTTCTTGGTCCATAATAAAAAAAACCGTAGAGTTCGGCTCTACGGTTAAATATACTCAGTAAAAAAAATAAATAAATAATTTAGTAAATCAATACACAGCGGTCCATTCTTAAGGTTGCTGAAATTGTAGCCAAGCCATCTTGAGAATAGTTAAGCGAATTGAAGTTTACATCTGTAAGGAATGTTCCGTACAGAATCCACTTTTCTACAACAACACCCGTTGGGTCGAGCATTTCTAGGTCAATATCTTTTTTATAACCTGCAGCATATCCCATACGGCCTGTTACAGATTCTGCGTGTAAACGTACCCACTCCATTAAAGCTTGTGCTGCAGAAGGACCGATTGGGTCACGGAATGTAACTGGAATTGTTTGCCAGTTAAATCTGCCTGCAACATATGTTGAGGTGTTTAGAAATTGTATTTCTGTTGGGTTAATCGTAATGTGAGGTCTGGCAGTAGATTCTACGAACCATTCATTGATACCCAAAGATGAAGGAAACCTTAAAATAAACCTATTCTGTCTTTTAGGTTCATAAGGAATCGGCATTTTCATTAATAAATCCGCCATTGTGTTTTCTTATTTTTTTACTTTTATCGTTTATTATAAATATACCCATGGTTGAAAACTTTTTCTCTTTACTTTTTTTTCAGGATTGGTAAAATTTACATATAAGTATTAAGTATTAAGTATTAAGTATTAAGTATTAAGTATTAAGTATTACTATAGTATTATATTAATTAGTTCTTTTTAGTTAATTAATTTCTTTCTTAATACCTCCTTTAGTAGAATATAGTTTAATAGGTTCTTTAATACTATTAAAGTATTTCTTAATACTATCTACATTTTTTTCATCATCATCTGAAAAACCTATTGTAGGTTTTTTTGGGATGAATTTGTTTGCAACGTCCTTTTTAAGAAAAGCTGCTTTTTGAAGTGTTACTGCCATGGCTTTTACATAATTCACAAAGTTAGCCATAGCCAAAACTTTTGCATCTTCTGGGCTGGCAGCAGCGTCTTTAACACCAAAACTAACAGGATTATATTTATTCATCTCCAGATAAGACCAAATCAATTCATCATCGGTCATCTTATCCTCTTCCGCAAAATCTCTGAATTTTTTTAGATTTTTAGTAAGCTCCTTTTTTGAAATACCACCGAAGTTTTTATCGATGTAATTAAAAATTGCTTGCTTGATTGTCTCTGGATTATGTCCCCTCGCAGTAATAATTGCAAAAATAGACCCATTGTTAACTGCTTCTTTAAAGTCATTCCATGCTGGACCAAGTTTTGCTTTGAGGGAATCAACTAAAAAGTCTTTGTCTCCATCTACTCCGAAAAACCGGAAGGGGTCTGGTGCAAAATCTGTCACTATTTTTCCATTGTATTTAAAATTTTCCTTGCCTATCTTATTTCTGTAAGTGGCAAAATCCTCTGTAGACATTGGAACTTTATTACCGGTAATGTCTAAGAGGATTATTTTTGTGGGCATGTGCACCAGGTTATCGTCCCAATCAAATGCATAGTATTTGAGGTCTGGGGTTCCAGTTTTGAAGGACGATGCTTGTTTCGTTTTCATTTTCTGTAAGACAAAAAAAGGGTGGGAAAGTCATTTTTCCCACCCCAAAGATATTAAATATTTTCGAATGACGCACCAGTAGGTGTAATCAAAAACTCAATATCAATAAATTCTAGTGCCTTAGTAGGTTTAAGATAAATTTTACCCGTGAGCGTATTTCTATCCAAATCTTCTGGTGTTGATGCAACAGTCACACGGAAGTCGTATAGACCGCGGTCTCTACGTATAGCATCCAAGATTGGGTTTACCGAATCCAAGAACTGCTGCCTTACAATTTCATCATTTTGTTCGAAGAGTAATCTTACTGCGACAGCAGAAATTAATTTCCTAGCTTGTAACAATAATCTTCTTACATTCAGACGATTAAGAGCAGTGTCTCTTATCTGAAGAGTTTTATTACCCCAGATTACAGTTCCTACATCAGAGAATGTAGCAATCGGATTAATTCTACCTTGGTAAAGAGTATCTCTATCTTCCTGGGTTAATTTCAATCTAGCTTTAACAGAATTGACAAGACCTCTAGTATAACCAGCTGAAGCAAACCAAGGGAATGAGATATTGTCAGTTAAAGCAAGGTTTCTACAAACTTGTCCTGTTGGAGGTATGTAAATTTGTGTATTATTGACAGTATCCCTTTCGAGAATCCACGGATAGTAAGTTGCAGTATACGAAGAATCAATTCCAGTATTATCTAAGTCATCGACAGCTCGCTGAGGGTAAACTATTTCATACTGTGATGTACCATCAGGAACATACATATTATAATCCGGTGTTGTAACAATGTAGACAGCATCTGCTCTTTCATTCTCAACCATCCCTATTGCTAATTCACAAAGATTAGAATTATTAATATAATCAATTCCTGGTGTAGCAAAAACGTTAATGTTTGTAGATTCAGGATTGTTAAAAGTTAGTTGACCCAATAAATAAGCGTAATAGTCGGTGTTAGCAAAGTCCTGAGTGTTATTTTCAACAACAATTCTCTTAAATGTACCATCTCCAGAAGCTGTAGGATACCTTTGTGTTTGTGTCGAACCTTGTAAATAACCGGAAGCTCCTAAAGCAAATCTGTCTTGGTTAGTTCTAAATTCTCTATAAATGTCCCAACCATCAAAACCACCCTGGAAAACGCATGTAAACTTTCTTGAGAAAATAAAATAATATGGACTTTCTTGTGAAGTAGGTTCTGAATCAAAACTAGCAACACCACAAACAAACGCTGGTGTACCACTTGTAACCTGTGAATTGGAAATTGTAACAACAGTTGCTCCAGAATCCATGTGGAAACCTTTAGTTTGATAGTTCCAAGGTTCTGAAGTTGTAGCTAAATCCCATCCAACTACAGGATTTTTTTTACCTTTATATTGTAATAAATCAGTATCAATTCCAAATTGAGATGAAATACCTAAATAAGTTCTTCTAACAATATCACCGGAAGAACTAGTAATGTTTGCACCCCCAGCAGAAGTACCAAAAGGAGGGTCAAAAATAGTTTCTCCAGGGAAGAAATATTTGTTTTTAATAATTGGAAACGGAGAAGGATTTGTAGCACTTTCATAAACTCTTTCTTCAAGACCAAAAAATCCACAAGGTAAAGCGTCGACCGGATATTCGTCTGAAAGCTCAACCATCACATACGCTGAATTAAGTGGATACTCTCCATCTACGGAGCCAATTTTTTTACCTATGAAACTGTTTTGACTTGGGTCCATAGTACAATTGGTATACTTTTCGTAAACAACTGGATTAGCATCTGTATCAAAGAAATCTCTAACTAATACATCAAATGTTTGGTTGTTGAAGGAAATGTTAGCTACTGAAATTTTTATATCAGTATTTGCCGAGTTACCATCACTGATTGTTACAAATCTAAATAAATTAAAAACTTTGTTACCACGTAATTCCGATACAAAGTATGGAGTTTTCGGAGTTTGATATTGGTCTAAGAACCAAGCTATAGATGTTGTAGAACTTTTATCACGAGCTTCAGGAAGAGCAATCAAATCACATTTTACCCCACGAACATATCCTTTATTATATCCATAGTTTAACATTCCAAGATAAGATTCTTCAACGTAAATTGGAACTTCTTGCCTTGGTTTCGAGAAGTTAGCTATTCCAAGAACTTTAGTAATGTAGTTAGCATTTGTTGAATCGAATGAGGTGTCAAAAGAAAATGTTTTACCTTCGTATGTAACACCACTCAATTGGAATGTAGCAAAAGGGCTTAGAGAAATACCAGAATAAGCACCGGTGCAAATTAAATTCAAATCAGTTAAACCAGTTACTTGATATTGTGGTCCGTGTTCATTAGCCGTATAAATAGAAATACCACGAGAGCGTAGTGTTGCTAGAATTAAGTTGTTCCATTCTGTATAAGCAGTGCCGGAATAGGTAAATAAATCACCAGTAACTGTTCCAGAGAAAAATCCTGAAGCTCCTGTAACATATTGAGTTACATCATAATACCAAGAATAACCAGAATAACTATTATTAGTTGTAATATCAAAAGTAGCATAATACCAAGAATCATTCACGCCGTTTGTCAAATCTGCAAAGTCCAAACTTAAATTGTCACAACCAAAAACATTATCCAAATTAGAATAAGTACCGTTTAATGTGTTATAATCCGAAGTTGGTAAGGAACCATAAACGTTGGCGGTAGACGCAGAGAGACTGGTATTACCCGAAATATCCAACATAAAATTTAAAAAGTCAGCATTGTAAGTTGACGTTGAACCATCAGCTAGTGTATAAGAAGTTGACAACGAATTAGAAATCAATGCGGGTAGACCTGCATTAAAATTAACAGTTGACCCCGTGGAAAATCCTGAGAAAGTCACCGAAAAAGGTACAGTTGCTACACTAGTGTTGATACCAACAGTGGTACCATCAACATTAGCAATAGCTTGCAAACTCCATGAAGGACCTGCATCATATCCCGACAAACCAAGTATTCTAGTTACAAACAACTGATTAGATTGTTGCAAATAGGCTTTGGCAATATAAGCCGCTTCGTATTTTGGGATTTGTGTGTTTATAAATTTGGTTGGTATTGTACCACCAAAAAAAGTTTGAAACTCATCGAAGTTAGTGATGAAAATAGGTTCAAAGGCAGGCCCCTTTTGTGTTTCGCCCACTAAACCCAAAGTGGTTACACCAACACTTTGAGCAACAAACGATAAATCAGTTTCTGATGTGTATACCCCTGGGGATACAAAAACTTTTTGGTTTGCTTGAGATGTTACTTGAAAAAACATTTGTAATTTTTCTTTATCGGTTTTATTTTAATGATAAATATTCAATTTTTTTTCAAAAAACTTGACTTTTCAATATGTATTAGTAAGTGGGCAGAATTTTTTCTACCTTTTTTCTACCTTATGAAAAGTACCCCTAAGAAGATTAAGAACCTCAAAATATCAGAAACAACCCATCAAGTGTTAAAAGAATACTGTGATGAGAATGGTTTGAAAATTTACAAGTATCTTGAAAAACTAATTTTAGATAATTGTAAAAAGCAGAAAGATATCTACGGTGAATAATTAAACCAGCTTTGCCTGGAACTCAATATTAGCTTCTTGACCTGGAGTTTCCTTAGTAATATCCACTCTTAATAAATCTCCGGTGTTAAGTTGAATAAAATCAACATTTTCCCCATAGTAATCATTGTTGATATAAACAAAATAATTTTCAACATTTAGACATTTTACTAATGTTAGATTAATTCTATAATCGACTTTATCATCAATAATTGTTGTATTACCAGAGGTATAAAATAAATCATATACAAACTCATCAGGATTTGCCGGAATAATTTCAGCTCTTTTTCCTTTTGGAACCTGACTATCCACTTCATAAAGTTGAACAACTCTTGAAATTGCTGGTTTAACCTCAAATTCTTCTTCATCAATTAAATAACCTAACATTGTAAAGTCATAACTTTGTATGTAGTAATTTCTTTTTTCAACATCAATAATCGATTGGTCTGATAAACCATTCATAATAATTGGTACGTATTGACCTTTTATGAAAGTATACGCTTGGCGAGAAGAAAAAGTTTGGAGAACGTTTTTATTGAACGTATTTAACTCACGCATTCTATTACAAAGAATTTTGACACTATAGTTAATATCCACTGGAACTGGTTGAGGAATAGTGTATATGTCATACCCTTTTTGGTTTCCGTTCCAAGTTGGAACTTTAGCGTAATAAAATTGTTTTCTTACTGGGATTGTATATTGCAGTGATGGATTTGAACCGTATTTAACCTCAGGTTGTCGAACAACGGTAATAAATGGCAATTGAACATTAAAATCTTGGTCCACAAAATTCCATGTTTCCGTAAATTGTGACCACCTTTGATTAGTAATAATTTTATCGACAACGTTAATGTCTTTACCAGATACCGTAGTTTTTAAGGAGTTTTGAACAAACTCAAGCATTCCGCCATCCAAATCGGCGTGCAACACACTCTGAGGAAGATAAGTACCGTCTTCATTAATAAATTGAAGAAGTTGTTCTCTCCTAGCGGATAAAGTTTTTGGAGGAACCAAATTAATATCTGGTTTTACCTGTTTTTTGAATATGGGTACTTTAGGTAATGCCATTAGGTTCCAAAGAATTCATTTTGTGAAGTAGGAACAGCAATAATTGTTCTATAGAACGGTTTGTACCCACCATAAGTGTGTTTATTGTCTGAAACAACACGACCATCATCAGCAACCGTATAGTACCTTACTTTATCCTCTGACTCGTAATAACCCAAATAGTCACCATAAGCAATTTCAACACCCAATTCCTCAAGGTATGCTTGATATACAGAGAACCTCATATTGCCAGGTTCATTTTGTTCAATTCTAGAATCACCAAGTCTTTGAGCAGTAGGTCCCAAAATTTGAACATAACCTTTAAGTTCTACAGGTGCAAGGAATTGTATACCTTGTTCCGGAGATTCTCCATAAACATCATCAATTCTAGTTTTGTATCTGTCAATACGATATAATACAACAGTAAAATTCATATCCCCCTCGAGCCATTCTTGTCCCATAGAAATATCTAAAGAATAATCTTCACCACCGAAGAACTTACCTAGCCGAGTAATTGGTACTAATTTATTTGTCATAACTAATATATTGATAAATACCACTATTAATAATATATTTGTTTTAAAATATGTCTGAAAATAAACCCCTTAAAGTTTTTGTGCAAAAAAGCCCAATTCATGGATTGGGAGTTTTTGCGGCAGAAGATATAAAACAATGGGAATTAATTGAAATAGCACCGATTCTAAAATTACCTATTGAGGAACAAAATCCAATGCTTGGTGATTATAGATATTGGTGGAAGGACGAAAATAACTTCAATAGTTATGTGATTGCCTTAGGTTATGGTTCACTTTACAATCACTCCGACCAACCAAATTGTAATTTTACAAACAATGTAAAAAATAATTCAATAGATTTTATTTCAACTAGGAACATAAAAAAAGGTGAAGAAATTTTTGTTTATTATGGTGGTAATGAATATTGGAGCTCAAGAGAATATGTTCATGTTAAATGATGAGTACTGAATTACCCATTGAATCAAAAGCACTTTCGGTATTGGACAATTACGAAGGAGCTAACAATTATCTTTTGACTCTGAAAGCAAAGCTAGATAAAAATTCAAAGTTTTATCCAACAAGAAGTCAGGCCGAATACATTTTATTAAACCACGATAAGGTTCCTATGGTAGCCAAGAAGTGGGTGGTTCTTGACACTTACTTTGCCAACAAAATCGCTGATGAAAGATTTTTGATGAATATCCCAGAAAAGATGTGGATTGAAAAGCTTTTAGCTGAGAAAGATAAAGCTTACCACATTTGGGGGAAATTCTTTGAAAACGATGAATTTTCGGACTTGTGGATTCCAAAAGCAGCAATTATTAAGGACAACAAAGTTGAGATTGCCGAGGTTGATTATTCAAAATATTCACATCGCCCCCCTCTTGACCACCAAAAGACTGCCATTGAAGAATTGTTGAAAAACAAAAAATATATTCTTGCTGATGATATGGGCTTGGGCAAGACAACATCGACCATTATTGCATCGCTAGAAACAGGTGCAAAAAAGATTTTGATTATTTGTCCAGCTACTCTAAAAATCAACTGGCAAAGGGAATACCAACTATACAGCGATAAGACAAGTTATGTTTGTGAGGGAAAAAATTATTCTGAAGATGCTGAGATTGTTATAATAAACTATGATATCATCAAAAATTTTCACGATTCTAAAGACCCCAAGAATTCATTAATGTTCAAATCAAAATTTGATTTGGTAATAATCGACGAGGCACACTATATTCAAAACGTTCAAGCACAGCGGACAAAGCTTATCAATGATTTGGTTAAAAACATTGAAAGACTTTGGTTATTGACAGGAACTCCAATGACATCTCGTCCAATTAATTACTTCAACCTTTTGTCGTTGGTTGATTCTCCAGTTGCCAAAAATTGGATGGCATATGTAATCAGATATTGTGCGGGTTACCAATTTAGGGTTGGTCCAAGAAAAGTTTGGAACGTAATGGGTGCTTCCAACTTGGAGGAATTAAGAGATAGAACGGGTGCAACTATTCTTCGAAGATTAAAAGAAGATGTGTTGGATTTACCAGAGAAAATCATTACCCCAGTATACCTTAGACTTCGCTCAAAAAACTACGAGGAACTAATGGGGGAATACTACAATTGGTATGAAAAAAACCCTGAAGAAAGTAAAAACCTGTCAATACAATTTTCCAAACTCGTACAAGTCCGTCAGTTAATTGCTGATGAAAAAACTCAGCACACAATCGAACTTGCTGAAAATATTATTGAACAAGGAAAGAAGGTAATTATTTTTTGCAATTTTACGAACTCTTTGGAGACCATCTACAACCATTTTGGCAAGGCAGCGGTTCGTTTGGATGGGTCAACTAGTAAAGCACTTAGACAAGAAGCTGTGGACAAATTCCAAGAAGATGAAAAGGTTAAAGTGTTTGTTGGTAATATTAAATCAGCTGGAACTGGAATTACATTAACCGCAGCAGAAGCTGTTATTATGAATGACCTATCATTTCTTCCTTCGGACCACAGCCAAGCTGAAGACCGCGCATACAGGTATGGGCAAAAGAATAACGTCCTTGTTTATTACCCCATTTTTGACAACACAATTGAAGGTATCATATACGACATATTAAACATTAAAAAAAGAATTATAGCCACCGTTATGGGCGATGGAGCCCAAGACGAAACAAATATTGTAGAAGAAATTTTAAACAGTATTAATCGGAAAAAATAATCGGTCGGTTTCTATTATTTATAGAAAAACAATTAGACCATGCAACATTTACAAGAGCAAGTTAATAAAATACAAGAGCAAATAATCCACGAACAGAAAAAAGAACAAGTAAGAGAGCTTCTCCAGGAAGGAAAAAACATAGGAATAGAAAAACTCCCTTACAGTTACTCAGCCGTAAAGAGATTCATAGATTCAGAAACTATGAATGTTCACTACAACAAACACTACAAAGGTTATGTGGATAAGCTCAACGCCATGCTTAAAAAAAGAAAAGGCGACCACGACTTAGAAAAAATAATTAAAAACATCTCACGCTACCCAAAAGGGGTTAGGGACAACGCTGGTGGAGCATTCAACCATGCACTATTCTGGAACATGCTTTCCCCCACCCAACAAAGACCAAGCAAAGAGCTCATCATTAAAATTAAAAAAGATTTTGGTTCTTATGAAAAGTTCAAAAAAAGTTTTGAAGACGTGGCTCGTCAAAGATTTGGTTCCGGATGGGTATGGCTCGTTTTAACAAACAAAGGGACACTTAAAATTATGTCCACCCCCAACCAAGACAATCCACTTATGAACATCATCGAAGGGGGGGGATACCCGATTCTCGGATTGGATTTATGGGAACACGCTTATTACCTCAAATACAAAAACAAAAGAGACGAGTACATCAAAAACTTTTGGACTGTTGTAAACTGGGAATTTGTTCAGAAAATGTATCAACTAAAAACAGAAACAAAACTCTTAGAATCCAAAGAAATGGGGGCTCTTTTGAAAGAAACAAAGATTGAATACTGTAGTAGAGCCGAAGTAGAATTTTTCAGAACGTTATTTAACGTGAACACTCAAGCAAGAAATCTTTACAAAAATACTATCAATTCAGTACTTGAAAAAGTTTTTAAAGACAAGTATCACAATAAAAAAGAAAATGGTGAAATACCTGGAGTATATTATTTAGAAAAACCTGGACGAAGTGATATTAATTTTTTGAATACAAGTTACTCGGCTTTGTGTTTCATAATGCGTGATATCAATCAGCGTTTGGAATCTGATGAAGGTCAGGCATTAATAAACTTTACTGAGAAAAGCCCCGGAGAACAAGTTGTGGAAATGAAAAGATTTGCAAACTTAATTGAGAAATTTGCTAAACCAATTTTTGATGTGAAAGAAAATGTTTTTCAAACTTTAATAAAAATTTTGGCAGAAAAAAAGAAAGTTGGTTCTAACAGAGAAAAGTCAGCACTAAAAACTTTAACCGAAGGTTTACCAAATGTTAAAGTTATTAACACTTCAGGTGCAGGTAAAAGTATTGATGCTGAAAAAAAGATTGATGCCCATTTGGTTATTGAAGGAAAAAAGAAAACGGCACAAATTAAAGGTTATGCTGAAATAATTGAACAAAACAACAAGTTCGTTGTAACTAAAACTGGAGAAGTAGCAAAATATAATGTCGATTTGATGGTTTTTGTTAGAGGAAAGCAAGTTGCTGTTTTTGAAAATAACGGTGAAATAGTTTTGGGTAATTATGTTTTCGATAAAAAATCATTGATTTACGATTTGAGATAATCAAGGTATTTATTGATATGGCAGTATTACCAGAACCCGAAAGAAGTAGAATTTATACTAGACTACGTCACCAATTAGGTGCGCCCTTGAGAGCCGTAGAATTGGAGGACGATATGCTCGATTCCTTGATGGAGTTATCCATCCAAGATTACGAACAATATACACTAGATTGGCTTATCGAGTCAAATTGGGTTAACTTGGTTAACTTGAACATGAGTGAAAAATCTGTTGCAAGAGCTCTTACAACAAGAACATTTAATTTGGAGGACCAGTTCACATACGCTTATTCGAAGATAGTTGGTTTGCAAACAACAGGCCCTTATGTTTTGAAGAAAGATTATTTTGTTTTAAGTGCCAATACACAATCATACGAAATTCCAGCTGGACGTGAAATCAACGAACTATTATGGTTTTCTAACCAACCATTTCAAAATTTAGCCCTTTTTGGTACAACTGATTATGGATTTGGTGGTTTGGGATTGGGGGCGAACCAAGCAGGATATGCTCAAATAGGAAATGCTGGTTCATATTTTATGTTAAGTGGATTCGATTATTTACTTCGATTCCAAGAAGCCAATATCCTTAACAGAATATTGGGGGGTGCCTTGACCTATAAAATTACTGGGCTTCCCGATGGAAAAAGATTAGTAACATTATACAATGCACCAGGCTCTAACTTTTCGTTCAGTAATTATTCCTCCTACACAGGTAAAGCTGTTTGGTATTGGTATTACGATGTTGACGGTGATAGTAGAGCAAAATGTTTAAAAGATAATCCAGATATAATTAAACTACCATCTGACGTACCCATTGAAGAACTTAGTTGGGAGGATTTAAACGTTCCAGCCCAACAATGGGTTAGAAAATGGTTTACCGCTTATGCTAAAGAAACTTTAGCAAGAGTAAGGGGTAAGTTCTCTGGTAACCTTAAAACTCCTGATTCTGAACTACAAATGGACTACCAGTCCTTACAAACTGAATCAAAAGATGAGAAGGTTAAATTGGAAGAGGAGCTTAAACTTCGTCTCGAAAGACTTCGTCCAGAAAAACAAATGGAAAAAGAAGCGCTGCTTGCTGAAAATTTGAACAAGCAAATGAAGTATAGAGCTATGCCCAGACAAATTTATGTAATATAGAATGGCTGTAATTAAAAATGCACCCTCACAAAGGGTTATTCACGGTAAATTAATTAACACCTCAGAAACTGCAGTGGTTTCGGAACCTTTTTACGAAACGCACGGTGAAGCATGTATCGTAATAAGGGGTGTGGAACATTCAAAAGTCCGTCTAGACAGTATCTCAACCGACCACACAGTTATAAAGGCGATGACAAAAGTCCTAATAATTCCTGATGTTGGTAGAATCGATGAGGAATATGACGAACTTTTAATTGATAAAGGGGCTTGCGTAGAATTTAGATTCTGCGCAGGAGTTTGGTATATTATTTCCTCTGACGGACTTAAGATGTCCTAAGAGGAATATTCTTTAAATCCTTTACACTAATACTTTTCAGACCAGTAGTTCCTTGAGCTAATTGAGCAAATACCCCATTGCTCGCCATAAACTCGAATAAGTAGTAAAGATAATCTGCCAGAACCAAATCTGGACGAGTTACGCTTACTCCAATGTGCTCGGGAGAGTATTCACGAGTAGGTCGACCAACTTGGTTGGCATTACCACGACGAACAATCCAAAAGTCTGCTCCTGGGTTGTCAAGGCTCAGATTAACAATGTGTTTCAGTTTCATGACTGTAAATATACGACTTCCAATCTTCTTCAGCCAAATCGTAGATATAATTTTCTGAAATACCTCGTTTTTCCCAATATCTAACCTCGCCATCAGAAAGCGTCATGACTTCTTCTAGCTCATCCTGGTCACCAGGGCCCATTGGATACCCGTTAATTAATTCACATTGTGTATAAGTAAAAATACCCATTTCTTCTGGATTGTTTACAAGAAATTCTTTTCGAACATCATCCTTGAAGCATACCAAAAGCGGTTCAATACGCTTATTAAAAGTCGCAATTGCACGAGCAACATTATAATCACCAGTCATGTCTGGGTTGTTTTCTAACTCATCATTGTCCAAAATGTAGCAATTTAAATTAATATAAGATGCAACATCTTGCAAAACTTCACCAGTTTTATCAAAATGCTTTTTTTTCTGTAACTCAGAATGTCTCTTCGCCGGAACTTTTTGAACGTCACCATGTGAAGCTTTTTCACCATTATTCACATAAAGAATAACATCTCCCAAGTTAACATTCATCTTGTGTTGAATGGCGAGTTCCATATGAGCTTGCCTTGACATCAGAGACCCCGCTTTTGTGGTCTGTGTGCAACGAACTTTGTAATCCTCAAGGGTTTGCTTAACTCGTGCTTTTTGAGCCACTAAAGCCAAAGGAATCTGCTTATTGTAAATCTTTTCGATATACTCATAATAGTAATCAACAAACTCTTTACCCTTACCCTCCAAAAGCAACTTTATACCCTTGTCCAAGAACTTTTCAATATAACCAGGGAGCTTTTTAGATTTGATTGAATTACCTGTTAGTTTAATCTTACCCTTGTAATCCATAACCGCATAGTTTTTTCGAGCAAGGTTAATACATGATGGCCATACACCATCTGTGTCAAGAGCCATTTCCCCCCTCATAAAAATATCGTTATACTCGGCAACATCAGCTTCAGCGCCTTCATAGACCTTACCCTTTTTTACTTTCCAGTTAAGTCCACGACCAACATATTTTCTATCCTTTGCTCCATCGGCCAATGAAAAGTTTACACCGTCAGTATCCATTACAAGTGGAGTGTATCCACGGGCCATGAAAAACCTAATCATCTGACGCAGATACTGACGACCTGTACAGGTAATTTGTTCCCCCATATACATGTCTCCCCACGGAAAAACCTGAGGAGCTGACAACGCACCAAACATGGAGTTGATAAATATTTTAATCGGTAACTGCTTGTTTCCATAAGATTCGGACTTCTTTCGGTCAATCTCGTAATACTCCTCAGCAAGCTGCTTGTATTTGATACGAGCATCCCGGAAGTATTTAAGCATACCTTTCATAGCTCCGGTAACATCACAAGCAGGAAATACATCATGTACAAGCTGGATGGACGGATACAGAGAAGAGAAGTCAAGTTTGAGAACATCCTTGGAATACCCCACCTTTAACAATCTAGACAATCCACCCACAAATTCTGTTTTACCCTGACGTGCAGGAACAGCCAAGTTGTTCTTATAACTCCAGGCAAGCATAAGCATCTTCCAAAGAGTAGCAGTACCCATAGTCGATACACGCTCATAGGTGGTTGGAATCATCGAAGCTAGAAGAAAAGAAGCCTGGTTAAATTCCTTATCTACTTTTAAGGTTTCCTCCAAGTCATCCTGAAGATATCGTTCAACAATATCGCTACCAGTAGTTAGGAGATATGTGTCAGGGAATTTCTTATCTAAATCCATAAAATCCCCCTTTTTGCGGTATTCACCATTTTTGAGGTTTAACCAATACTCATGATTATCGGTATACATTTTACCGATGTTCTCGTGACCGATGTAAACTCGGTCTTCTTCCTTAGCTCCAATAAACTCAGAAATATACTTAAGACCCGCACTCTTTATCGAAGAATTAATTGCTTGAGCTCTACGGACAGCGTGAATAATATCAATGTTATTGTATCCCCAAATAGTTGTTTGTTGAAATTCCTCAACCTCATTGGCAAGTTTCAACATATTCTTTCGCTGAGAAATAGAATGTTGGGGATGTAAGGACTTAACAATCTTTCTGATATCAACTTTGAGAATCTTACAACGCTCAAAAATCCAATACCAGTCAAAGTTTGCTGAATTATACCCCCCAATAATACTTGGCTTTAGCTCGTTGATAATATCGAAGAACTCTCTTAATCCTCTCGCTTCGTCTTCCTCGTTAATACATTCAATAATTTTATTATAACCCTTGTTGCTTCTAATACCAATCATAAAGATTCTACCATCCTTTGGCTCAAGAGAGGTAGTCTCCAAGTCAAATACCAATCGGGTAACTTCATCATAATCCTCAAATCCTTTGAACAATCGTTTTTCCTTTGAAATAAAGTACTGTTCGACGGGGGGGAGAATTAAAATTTTCTCTTTAAATTTTTCGCTCCAAGGGTCAGCACCACCTTCACGGAAAAATTGAATTAAACTGCGATAGCCCTTGAGAGATTTAACCATAAAGGTCAACCCTTTTTCCATTCGTGGGTCTCCATGAGTATCCAGTTTGGTTATTACAATTCCATGCTTGGTCATTGCTTCTTTCTGCAACCCTTTTGAGTTTTGATAAAAACCCATGTTATGCAGGTCTCCGACCCAGCAAAATGGAATAAAAGTATCTTTACGGATTTCTTTTCCCTTACCAGGAATTTCTTTGATTTTGTAGATTGAATCCGACATATAGTCAAACTCACAAGCCACAATAAACTCCTCGGGGTCATTCCCCTCTAGGAAGGTTTTAATGATTTCTGAATCAATCATATTATTAAAGTTTTACCGAGCGACACATTAGCTTTCACCAAATGGTGAAGTTTGTCTTTCTCATTCTTCAATAAATATAATCAAGCAAAATCAATCGGTCAATTTAGCAACAAGCCTGCTCAGAAATAAAACTATCTTCAATATTAATATAAAGTTCCTCTCTAATGGGAACAATCAAGCTTCCCGCTTGAGTTCCAAGCAAGCCACTATTTTTGATAAGAAATTGTCCTTGGAACCTACCAGGAGTGTCGGTTTGCCTTGAAGTGAATTGGTAGTAAATGTAATACTCCACTGGAGCCCCTGGTTCGTTTGGGATTAAACTTACAATAGAACAAGGAGCACTTACAATTTTCGGAATTCCAGTTTGGACATTTACCATTGAAAAGTAAATTGTTGAGAGTTCTAAAAACTCCATAGTATCACCATAAGAACTTCGTCCGTCCTGAACAACTTCCATTTTTAATACAGGTAAAGTAGCATTTTTGCGAATAAAAAATTCCATACAAAGATAAATACTTTGTTACGACTCTTTTCTTAACTTTCCATCGTAGAATTCGAATCTATCATGCTCTGTTGGTGTCGCAAACAATAAAGCGGGTTTAAGATTTTCTTTTTTGGTTTCTTGATAAATGTAACTCATCCAAGTTTGCTCAAACGGACGGTCCCATTTAGTTGTCAAGAACATTTTTTCATTTCCATATCTTGAAACAACTTGAGGCCAGTTGCAATAATAAACTTCACCAATTCCGTAAGCTAGACCTTTGTAAGAACGAACCTCATTAAATTTGGTCCTTGGAGCATTTGGGTCTAACCCTTGTACTGGAAGAGTTGATTTTTCCGGCCAATATTCCTCTCGTACACTTTGTGGGACATTATACCAAGACCATTGAGTACCATTGTCACCATAAAACTCGGTAAAATTAAGTTTTATAAAATCCAAAGATTCTTTTTTAGCAATTTGAATTGATTTGTTGTAGAGGTCTGGAATTTTTCTTACAAAACCATTTTTACAAGTTTTGTCAAGACCGCTATAAAAAAACATATCATCTTCAAAAAACCAGTAGAAATCAAAATTGTTTTCCTGAGAATGCTCGGCAATCCATTGTCTTCCACCACAAATTCCTAAGTTATCCTTTTTAATGTGTTCGAAACCAAACTTATCACACAACTCTTTATATCGTTCTGTAGTTGATAAATCGGATGAATTATTCAACAAAAACTTCTTTGGTTTGTCCAAAAAGTTTCTATCATACATTTCCATTGATTTAATGAGAGTTTCAAACTGATTGGGGCTATTAAAAGTAATTACATATAATGCTGAGTTATCAATATTCAAATCAGAATATGCAACTTTACCTTGTGTATTTTTTATTTTGTGATTGTCGTTTTTGACATCCTCGCAAAACTTACCTATCAGACCATTACCTTCAATTTCATAGTAATCAAATAAGTCCGGATGTCTGTATAAAAGAATACTAAATAAAGACTCTTCAGTCCCCATCAACCCGTCTGACAAGGTCTGGTGCATTACGTTATAATATAGGCCGTTTACATCACTAATAACATCTTTTGCACCCCCAAAGATACCACCCCTACAAACTAATTTGACATTATTAGTTGCGTAGTTGTTGATTTTTGGATAAGAAAAACCATGTATTTCTCTTTCAGCAGCATAAGGAAAAGCTACAAAACCAAATTTGTTAAATAATTTGTCAAATTTAAGATGTATTTTATCGTGAGTAAAATATCCAGGGTGTACAGTATTTGTAATACCAGCATCAATCCAAAATAAATGTGAAGAATCAAACTGGTCAAAAATTCTTGCATCGTTAAGCAAAAACATTTTTGACATAACAAGAGGATTATACATTTCTAACTTTGCCTGTGTAGAATCCGGTAACCAACCAGATTGATTATACCACTCAGGAGATGTTCTAATTTTTTGAATCTTAGCAAAGAAATCGTTTCTAAACCATTCCTGACTTCGAAGTATAAACTGTGTATTTTCTTTTTTACGTTTTTGCCAAACAAAACTTTCTAGTTCTTGTTCACCAAAAATTATTAAATTAGCATCAATACTCAGAAGTTGTTCTAATTTATCAAGGTAGTGCTGAAACGAACGAGACCAATTTTCGGAGAGTTCATCTCGTTTTATATTCCATAATCCGGTAACAAATGTAACTTTATTCATAAATTCTATTAAATTCTTCTAAAATTCTATAAAAACTTTTTTTATCGGTATAATACGAAGCATCCAAATCTCTAGGACCAGAATCCGGACACCACCAAATATCAAAATCTTTAACTTCAAAAAGATGTGGATGATTAACCTTCATCAATGACATTATATTTTCTTCATGAGGTAAACCTTTATCTTGAGTAATTATTTTTTCTAAATAATCCTCGAAAGTTTTTACGATAGCATCCCACTTAGATTTATGTCCTCCAAACAACCCGCCAATAACATGGTATGAAGCATCAAATTCATTATACCAACTACGATTCACAGTGCCGGACCAATAATATTTTTGATTTTCCTTAGCTAAAATTAAAAATTTATCACCTGTGTCTTCAATAACATTTTTTAAAAATTCATTATTAAATAATGTGGATTCATAATATCTACGCTCTGGATGTGTGGTGTTTAAATATTTGTTAGGGATTAAACCCGTGTGAGATAAGCCAGCATCAAACCAATAGTAATAATCATAAGATTTATCTTCATTCCACCACCAATGAAATTTTGAATATTGAATTTCAACACACCTATCACCACGTTTAACATCATCGATAACTTTAACTTCATTAATTTTGTCCGCAAACTTTGTATTTGAAATATCGAAAATTTTAAACTTAAGTTTGTTAGGGCTGATGTTATTTGTTTCATAAAAAAATTTTTTCAAAGATTCATATTCTCTTTCAGAAGTGTAACACAAAAAATCAGCATCGGTCATTTTCAAAAGCGAAAGTAAACTCCATCTGTAATGACCACCTCTTGCGGGTCGTCCTCCGTATTCAGTACCTGCTAAATCGCTATAGATACAAGTTATAATTTTAATTGACATTTATAGTTTCTTTTATAATTTCATTTCTTTTTTGTTTATTAATTTCTGCGTTACAAAAATGTCCAGGAATTTTTACCGGGCTGAACAAATTCCAATTGTAGGTTTGAAGGTAGAAGTTGTTATAATTTCCTTGAGAAATGTCTGACCAATCATTCCCTTGTGTTGCTATCGGAACCGTGGGACAATAGCTTTGAAATTTTTGAACTATAAATTGAAACGTAAAATCGTCCAAAGCATAATAATAATCTCCACTTTGAAAAGCAACTTCTGAAATTTTGAACATTTCATCATAAATAGACTTGTCGTAAATAATCATGTTTGCGGCATAAATGTCTCTGTGAACTGGGTTTTGTTTTTCTGGAAGATTTGTCATATCTAACAAATAGTTAAAACCTGTAGCACGATTAATATGTCTATTTAATGTGGGAGACAAATTCAAAATCGCATAATCAACATGTTCGATTTCGGAATCTAATTTTTCAATAAAATTTTCGGCATACGGCATAATTTCGCAATCATCCTCCATAATCATTACTTTATCATAACCTCGTTCTTTTGCAATTTCAATTATTGCTAGTTGAGATTTAGTAATACCCATGTACGAATTTGTATCGATAGCCTCAAAAACTTCATATTCCCAACCCAAATACTCCATTTGTTTTTTGAATCTTTCTAATCTATCAGGCCTTCTTTTTAGGTTAACTACAAACTTAGGAATGTTTTTTAATTTCATATTAATTTTAATTTGTTTGGGGAAAATTTTTTAAGTTTCTGAATTTGTTCGTCGCAGAATAATTGGTATCCCTATTCAAGATGTTCGAATATGAAGGTCTTTGATTAAAAAAAAGTGGGTAGTGAAAATAAATTTTTAAATCGTGGTTCTTAATTTCTTGAACACCCTTTGTTCTATTATCCATCAACCAGTGGTCTTTAACTGCAAGAACACTATAGTAGCTATCGATTTGTTCACCATAAACAACAAGTTCTTTATCTAAGTAGTTAAAATTTTTAACAACATATTCAGCAAACTTTAACGAAGTAATATAAGTTGTTGTTTGAACAAATTTATTTGGTTTTATTAAATTTTCAGTAAAATATTCTACAGGCTCTAGTAAGCAGGCCCCTAAAAATAAAATATCAAAATCTGTGTGATAAATGTTTTCAATCATATTATTATCCAATTCACGATTTTGATTGTCACACACATCCAAATAAAAATCATCTTCAAAAATTACCACTTTGTTCCATTGGTTCTCGACTTGCAATTTCAAAATGTCCATGTGGCTGTGGGTACATCCTCGTATAATCCAACCTTCATCACTGTTTTCAGTAATTTTGATAGCATCAAATCTTTCAACACCAACAATGTTGTTCTTATCAAGTTCGAAAATAGATTGATTTAATCTATCTTCTCTTTCTTTAAGATTAATTAAAAAACCCTTATCAGCAACTTTGATGTTATTCCAGGTAACCATGAGTTTTATAAATTACCTGTGAGTCGGTCGCACCAACCTTTAGATTCTGAGTGAGGCCAAACTACCCAGTACGCGGGTTTCTGGGTTGTTTGAAACTCTCTCCATATTTTACAATATTTGTCGGGGTCATTCATCATTCGAGATATTTCGGCCTTGTCAGCATCTTTTCTAAATAAAGTTGAATCATCTGAACCATGGAAAGCCACAACCCAGAAATTATAATCTTTTTCGGGAACACTTGCATAACCCACATCAATACAATGTTTGAAAACTTGAGCAAAATCTTTTTTCCATTCTTCCTCATTTGAATAAGTGTATGGATTGGGAGGATAATTTTTATCTAATGTGTATTGTTGAACTGCACGTTTTTCAAATAAAATACCGGCATACTTTTCATATTCTTGTAACGTTCTCTCAGTACCAAAACCAAATGGGCCGTCGTGACCTTCTTGAGTTTCACCGTCCATACCGAATAGTTTTCTGTTATTAAGGTGGGATTTGTTGTTTTTATCAACCCACTGTTTGTCATCATCCCATTGCTTGGTTCTACCCTTACGTGTGTACTCGTGCCAGATAAGAACCTTATGTGGGTGAAACAAATCATAGCCCCAGGTATATGCTCTAGCGGCAATCGAAATCTCCTCACCGTGGAAATAATATTCGGGATTGTGTTGAACCTCTGTTGAGAATTGTCCAAGAGTAAACGCATAGTGTGCGGAATAGAATCGTGCAGTTACAGGTTCTTTCAAATTTTTCCAACCGGGAATTGTTTCAGGTAAAAAGAAAACCGCACCTTCAGGGATAAATCTATCAAACACCATTCTCCATGGTTCTTTAACTCTACCCGCTGGGTCGTTGTCAGGGTCAAACGATGAAACATATCCCGTCAACAAAGGCTTCTTATGTCCTTTCTTTTGTAGCTGTTTAACCATTTTAATCATTTCATCGTCCCAATTGGGGGCAAATCTCATATGAGAGTCAATCTGTAGTGTATACTCCTCACCATCATAGAGTTGTTGAGTTAAGTTTCTAGCCCAACAAACTCCTTTAGAATCCTCATGTGGAATATTCAAAATACGAAAACGCTTATCGTTTTCATATTCATTCAAATCATCAAACTTATCCTCAGGGTGATATTGTCTTGCAATCGCAATTCTTAGATTTTTTGGTCTCTTTGCATTCCCAATCATATCTTTAAGTGTTTTGATGAGTTGGGGGTCTCTGTAAGAGGCTATTTGAACAAATATTTTCATTAATTTAATTTTTACAAAAAAAATAATCATAAGGTTAATAAACTGAATATTTTTTAAAACAAAAAACCCCCACAAGGGGGGGTATAGTGTAAATAAAATTTTTTTAATTCAATTAGGCACTGCTCGGAGTTGGTGTTGGAGTCTCAGTTGGAGTTTCAGTCACCGTTGGTGTTGGTGTTTCCGTAGGAGTTTCAGTCACCGTTGGAGTTGGTGTTTCTGACTCAGTTGGAGTATTAGTTGGTGTTTCAGTGTTAGTTGGTGTTGGGGTTGGAGTTATATTAGAAATCTCACAATCATTACATCCACCATATCCAAATGATGCGGTAAACGCATCGTCTATCGGAGCATTTATCTTACCAATGA